ATTGACAATACCTGCAGATATAAGAACTACCCAATCTAAATCAGATTTACCATACACTTCTTCTGCAACTGTGTCAGGTCTTGCACCTTCTTGAATCACAAACTTATCAAAGACTGTAAAAATATTTTGTAGATCATCACGTAATTTCACACGACGAAATATATTCTTGACAGTTACATATTCTGCTGATGATAAACTATCAATGAATGGTGATTGATATTGAAAATTTGGTAACTCTCTAAAATAACTCATTAGAATCCAACTCCTTCCTTACCTTCTTCTGACTCATAATCTTCAGAGTAAACAGGATTTAATTCTTGGAATGACAAGTCAAGTTTCATATGTACAGGTGTGGCATCATCATAGGTTGCGTATGTTCCTGCACCAGCATAATTAACTGCCATATTTAATAATGCCATTGGTTTAAATTTATGTAAGAAATTATGATTTTTACGACCTGTCTTATAATTAAGTTGAAAGACATTTGGAGATTTAATGAATAGACCTGGACCACCGCTGCCACTAGATGAATTTTTTGCTTGCATATTCTGTTTGAATACTCTCAACATTTTTTTGATAGTAGCACTTTCACGCTCGTCTCTTGGTGTTAAGTCAAATGAGAAATTGAAAGATCTTAAAGTTATACCTTTAAATAGTAATTCCATATTTGGATTTAATATTTGTCCACTTGATCTTGACATCACTCCTTCAAAACTAGTATTACCACCCAGTATATTAACTGCTTTGGATGCAAAAAATGACTGAGTTAAATCTCGTGAACTTTTATCTTTAGCAAATTCATTAATATTATTTCCCATTGATTTTGCAGCGTCTACTATTCCTTGTCCCATGTTGTCACTCCCAACAAGATCTTTAACTGCTTTAAAACCAGCAGCAGCAATTCCATTGATAGTATCATCACCCCAAGTCACAGAGTTAGAATCTACAATACCCTCTGGTATGGGTAAAAATATAAATCCTAATGGATTTTCAATATTTTCTTGTAATGCATCAGTGCTTGTACCCATAGTAAGTGATGATCCTGAACCTGATGGGTCAATACCAGGTGGTTTATACTCGACAACTCTTATCTCTAAGTAATCACTATCAGTGTCAATACGGGAATTTGGATATCTTAGCGGCGAAAATTTCTTTGACATTATTGTTTTTTTAACTATTTAGACGGATATTACCAAAAGGAATCTCTCTAGCATCAGCGAGTTCATCAGAATTGATTTCATAAAGTCCACCAGCAATTTCATTCCATGTGTATCTTCTCATTTGACCCCAATGAAAGTTGATACCTTTAAATCCCCATTCAAATATTTCAGTAACTGCGACAAGAGGATTTGAATCATAGGATATGTTAGGAGTTTTCGGTGAATATACAAAGGTATAATATTTTCCAACCTCTGGAATCTTACCACCCTCAGTCAATGCATCCATCAAATTAATCATCAAATCATCTGCACTTTCAGTGCCGATAACACTATCAACGACTGATCTTATGCGATTGCTATTATCATCAGTAGGTTGACTCATCTTTTAATTCCTAATTCGTTTTCTGTGATAATTTTAAATTCCCATAAACGATCAGCACAAAATTCTCTTGCTGCTTTCCACTTTGCTTGATTTTTAGCATACTCATATGCTTCACGAATGTACCCTTTTGTTTGTCGTCTTGGTTTTTTAGGTGGATTTGTTTGCTTCTTTGGTTTCACTTCTATCAAATACTTTTTGATTGTATTTGATTCCTTTACTTTAATATAGAAATCTGGAAAGTATCGATGCACTCGATTGTCAACCGGTGAACGATAGGGTAAACATATCTCTTCACTTCCCCACTCTAATATATTCTCATTTGTGTCACAGTAAACCATGAATTTTCTCTCCCAAAGTGACCTATAGATTACTTTTGTTGGGTCACCCTTATATTTTCGAGTATTCGATGGTTTATATTTACCTTTATAAGACATCTAAATAGTTTATAATATAGAGATATAGAGTATTTAGATGGTTAGACCTAAAAAAATATCTGAGATCAAACCCATATTGACAAATGTGGCACAAACGTCGCATTATCAAGTGTTTTTTGATGGTTTGTCATCGGATCTCTTTACTTTCCTTGGAAGAAAGGGAGTCAATCGAAGATTTATTACTGAAAATTCAGGACTATTATGTAGTTCAGCTTCAATACCCGGTAGTTCTTTGGCAACGAGTGAGATCTTTGGTAACTTCACTGGTGTGCAAGAAAAGTTTGCACATACAAGAATTTTTACTGAGATGTCATTGGAATTTTATGTTGACAAGGATTATAAGATGATAAAGTTTTTTGAGCATTGGATAGATTATATTACAAGTGGATCGGAAAAAAGAAGAACTTCCTCATTTTCAAAGGCATCGCCAGGATATTTTTATCGTATGAGATATCCAAGGGGCAACTCAGGTTACAAGTGTGATACGACGAAGATTGTTAAGTTCAATATTGACTATCAGAAAGAAATAGAGTATACTTTTATTGGTATGTTTCCAATTAATTTGGCATCTACTCCTATAAAATATGGGTCTTCTGACGTTTTAAGATGCAATGTTACATTCAATTATGAAAGATATGTTGCTGGTGAATCAACTAATCTAAGTATTGCCAGAAGAAACAATGAAAACAATTCCTAAAACCTGACTATATAATATACTAAAAATAATATTATGCCTTTACCAAAAATTACGGCACCTACTTATGAGATGGTCTTACCATCATCTGGTCGTAAAATAAAATATCGCCCTTTTCTTGTGAAAGAAGAGAAATTGTTAATTATAGCGATGGAATCTGAAGATCAGAAACAAATATACGAAGCTTTGAAAAATGTATTATCTAATTGCATTTTAACACGAGGAACAAAGGTTGAAAAGATGTCAACTTTTGATATCGAATATCTATTTTTGAATATTAGAGGTAAATCAGTAGGAGAAACTGTAGAAGTTCTTGTTACTTGTCCAGATGATGATAAAACAAAAGTTCCTGTGATTATTGATCTTGATGCCATAAAAGTGATAAAAAATCCAGATCATCAGCAAGATATTAAGTTGGATGATAGTCTAACAATGAGAATGAAATACCCGTCTTTAGATGAGTTTATTAAAAATAATTTTGATGTGGAAAATATTGGTGTAACTGAGTCATTTGATATGATCATTGCTTGTGTTGATCAAGTTTATAATGAAGAGGAGTCTTGGAAATCATCTGATTGTACAAAAAAAGAATTATCTGACTTCTTAGATCAATTGAACTCTAAACAATTTAAAGAAATTGAAAAATTCTTTGAAACGATGCCAAAATTATCTCATACAGTGAAAGTTGTTAATCCAGAAACCAAAGTTGAAAGTAAAATATTATTAGAAGGGTTAGCATCTTTTTTCGAGTAGGTATGGCGCATACTGATTTAGCGTCATACTATAAGATAAATTTTGCCTTGATGCAACATCATAAATACTCTTTGACAGAGATTGAAAATCTTATTCCATGGGAAAAGGATGTATATATTGCTCTCTTAGAACAATATATTGAAGAGGAAAATTTAAAACAACAGCAAAGTGGCTAGTACCATAAACTCACAAAAAGTATTTGACTCTCGAGAATCAAAACTTACTAATCTTATTAATCACCCTAATACTTCTATTAATGAGAGAAATGCAGCACGTGCTGCCTTAAAAAGAGTTACAAAAACCAGAAAGATAAATCCTGGTAAAGTTTTTGGCACTGGAGATACATCATCTGGGGAAGATACATCATCTGGGGGAGATACAAAGTCTAAGACAGGTAAAAAGGGTAATCCAATATTAAATGCAATTAGCGGTATTAGGACAAATGTTCTGAGTATCTCCACATTTTTATCAAGTCAAGCAAAGGAAAAGGCAAAGTCAGCTAAAGAACGAGTTAGAAACTTTGCTAAAGACATAGAGGAAAAGAGAAAGAAGCAAGAAGAGGAGGGATTAGAAGAACCCGACAAACCACTACAAAACGCACTTCTTAGTCCTGTACAACAAGTGGGAGAAAGAGCATCGGGCATTTTACAAAAATTAACTGATGCCATCATGCTGATCTTTGGTGGTTGGTTTATGGACAAGGGATTTAAACTCATAGAAGCATTTGGAAAAAAAGATGGTTCATGGAAAAAAATTGCGAAAAATCTCATAGGTCCTTTAGCCCTCTTTTCAGGTGTGCTTGCCACTATGTTTTTTGGTTTAGGAGCAGTTCCTTTACTAATAGCAAAAGTTGTTGGTATCTTGATAACAGTGGGTGGAGCTATACTTGGATTTTTACTATCACCACCAGGATTGATAACACTGGCAATTGCTGCTGGAATAGGAGCAGCATTTTTAG